CAATAGGCAAGATGTACGTCGACGGCGAGTATGTCTGCGACACGCTCGAGGATAAGGACAGAGGACTAACCTCTAATATGTCGGTGGCGCAGATATGCGGAGTTAAAATCAAGGGCGAAACCGCCATTCCGACGGGCAGATACCTCGTCGACATGAAGACGGTATCGCCACGCTTCGGAGGTCGGACGCAGTATCAGTTCTGTAGGGGTAGACTACCGCGACTGTGCAATACGCCTGGCTACCAGGGCGTGCTGATACACATCGGCAACACCGCGAAGGATACGGATGGCTGCATCCTCATCGGAGAAAATAAAGCGGTCGGTCAGGTGCTTAACTCAACGGCGACGTTCCGTAAAGTGTACGCCATGCTGAAGGCTGCGGATGAGCGGTGTGAGCAGATTTGGATAACAATAGAGTAAGGAGGTACAGATGGATATGGTTTTACAGATACTTTCGCTGCTTGTTAGCGGTGGCATCGTGGGGCAGCTGCTCTACTACAACTCGCGGAAGCGCAAAGAGGCAGCTGCAGCACAAAAGGAGGAGGACGCTAACGCCCTCGCTTACGCCCAGGAGTGGCGCAACCTCTACACCCACGAACACGAGGAGCACATGGAGGAGCGCACAAGACTCAACAACAAAATAGACTCACTCTATGACGACATTGGCAAGCAGCGTGATCTCATCCGAGAGCTGCGTGCGGAGAAGCACGACTTGCTCCTTCGCACGCACGAGCTGCAGTGGAACGAGTGTACCGTGAACGGATGTATGAAGCGCAAACCGCCAAGAGATTACGGCAGGGCGGAGACCGACTAATAACCCTTTTATAACATTATGAATACATTAGATAAATTGTTAGAAATATTGTGCGGTGCGCTGTTAGGTTTATTATCCGGCGCATTAGGTTTGTTAGCCTGCGTAATGCTGACACTATTGTGCGGATGCTCTACACCGCAGCCAGTGGTTGTAGAGCGAGTGGTCGTTAAGACTGATACACTCTATAAGGCGAGGACGAGTGCCGACACCTTTCGGCTGCACGACTCGGTGTATGTTGAACACTACACTCGTGGTGATACAGTGTATAGCCAGAAGAGCGTGTGGCGATGGCGTGACCGCATAAGCGTGAAGACCGACACTATATATAAAGCAATGCTCCAGACCGACACAACACGTCTTCCCATACCAGTGGAGCGCAAGCTATCGACGTGGGAGCGCACGCAGATGCACGTCGGGCAGTTTACTATCGGCGCGGTGGTTCTTATTGTTCTGTCGCTGTTGTTGTGGCTGATACATCGCCGACGATGATGCTCCGCTGCGTATACCAAAATATTTTGGGGCTCTATACTTTGCAGTCTCAAATATTTTGCGTATATTTGCGGTATAACCAATTAAATCGTCTGCAATATGTTAGCAATACTTATTTTCAGCTGGATAGTATCAGTCCTTTTTGTAGTCTTAGCAGAAAGAAATAATGGCTATTCTTCATCGTTGAGTCACGATGAAAAAATAAAAAGAATTAGAGAAAAAAGACGCAGAGTAGAACAAGAAATGGCTGCCAGGGCTGCAAAGCAAAAAGAAAAGGACCGCATATGGAGGGAGCTTATGGGCTTTGCAAAAGAAGAAAAAGAAATTGATAAAGACAAGCTATAATATCGTATTTTTTCAGGGCTTATATAAATGCTACTTTTGGTTCACAAACCAAAAGTAGCATTTTTTATGGCAACAACTCAAACATTCGAGACCATCGTCACGCTTAATGCACAACAAGCAAAGGACGAGATGGCAGCACTAAAGAAAAACCTCGACGATCTAAAGCAGAAGAAAGCCGAGGCTCTCAAAGATTCCGGCACGTCCGTAAATGATATCAAGCAGATAAATAAAGAGATACGAAAAGCAGAAGATCATGTAAATGCGTACAGATCGAGGGTTAGCGATACAATAAATACGCTTCAAAATCTTTCGACGGCTTCTATCGGCGAGATCGAAAAGGTATCACGTGTGCTCAAGCAGCAGATGAAGTCGGCAACAAATCCTGAGGACTACAAGCGACTTGAAGAACACCTTGAGAGATGCAAGGCACGCATTAACGAACTGAAGCAGCCTATATCGGCTACTCTCAGCCAATACAATACGGCTATAGCTGAAGCAACACGGCGAGCTGAGAATTTTGAGCAGGAGAACGCTCTGATAGACCGTACTCTAAAAAACATCAGCGGTTCGACTGCGCTTGAATTGGAGACATCGCTTAAACTCGTAAACGAGCAACTCGCCAATACGCATCGAGGCACCGAAGAGTATCACGAGCTGACAGAAAAGGCGAAATCGCTAAAAAAAGAAATAGCAGCCGTCGGTGCTGAGCAAGATTTAACCAAAAGCAAGTGGTCGAAATTCGTCAATATCTTTAACACCAATTGGGGAGCCATCACTCAAGGTCTTGCAGCTGTCACTGGCTTATCTGCGACTGTACGCGACTGCACCAATAAATACGCCGCGATGAACCAAGAGATGTTCAACGTCACTAAGTATACGGGGCAAGCCATCGAGGAGGTCGAAGTGATGAACGAGAGTTTTAAGAAGATGGACACCCGTACAGCGCGCGGTGAACTGAACAGACTTGCTCAAGATGCAGGTAGACTTGGCATCACCAATAGAGAAATGATTGAGGAGTTTGTCGACGGTTCCGACAAAATCAACGTAGCACTTGGCGACGACCTCGGCGATGACGCTGTTGCCAAGATTGGCAAGTTGGCGCAGATGTTTGGCGAGGATAAGACAAAAGGCTTGCGTGGTGCTATGCTTGCCACGGGTTCTGCTGTCAACGATCTTGCGCAGTCGTCTTCAGCTAATGCCGGTTACATCGTTGACTTCACTGCCGACTTGTCTGGTGTCGCCCGTCAGGCAGGCATGACACAAGCGCAAATCATGGGTCTCGCTTCGGCACTCGACCAAAATATGCAAGACGAAGCGACATCTTCTACAGTCTTCTCACAACTTATCACTAAGATGTTCCAGGAGCCGATGAAGTTTGCAAAGTTGGCTGGCGTAGAGGTGAGCACATTCACGACCATGCTGAAGACAGATGCGAATGGCGCATTATTAGAGTTCCTGCAGGCAATGTCTAATCGCGGTGGCTTCGACCAATTGGCACCAATGTTCTCGCAGATGGGGCTTGAGGGTACACGTGCTGTAGGCGTTCTATCATCAGTGGCTTCTAACCTTGATCAAGTGCGAGAGGCACAAGCTACAGCTGCACAGTCATACAAAGATGGTACAAGCGTTCTCAATGAGTTCAATGTGCAGAACAACACTGTGCAGGCAGGCCTCGATAAAGCGAAAAAACAATTTGATGACATGTGCATCGAACTCGGCGAAAAACTGATGCCCATTGCTAAATATAGCGTATCTCTGACTTCAATGGGCATAAAAACCTTGTACGTTCTTATAGAATACGTATCAAAACACATCGTTGTTTTGGCTGCACTCGCAACAACTATGCTGGTTTATAACAACGTCCTCACTGCCACGATGATAAAAGAGAAAGCATGGTCGGTGATCCGAAACACAAGCAATGCCTTAAATATTGCATTAACAGCTTCTACAAACCTCTTTAAATCCGCTCTTTTGGCACTTGAGCTAACGTATAAGAGATTAAGATATGGTGTAGAAGCGTACAGGCTGGCTATGGAGAAGGCAAAACTTGCGAGTCTGACCAATCCATGGGCAGCTCTTGCCACAGTTCTTACCGTTGTTGGTGTTGCTGTGTATTCAGCGGTTAAGGCTTGGCAAGCGCACAAAAAGGCAGTGCATGACAACCTACAAAGCGTTAAAGAAGCCAACGCAATAAAAAAGCAGCAGGAAGCCATTAACAAGCGAGTAGCAGAGAGCTACATTGACGAGAAGACACGCGTGCAGCAGCTGACGAAGATCATCCGTTCAAACGCATTCTCTATCGGAGAACGACGGAGTGCTATTGCCGAACTGCAAAAGATAATTCCGGACTACCATGCAACAATCAAGAACGAGGGTAAGCTTTACGAGGAGAATGCTAATGCTATTGATGACTACATAAAAAAGCTTGACCAGGCTGCTATGGCAGAAGCCATCTACGAGCAGAAGAAAGAAATAGCAAAGAAAAGGCTTGAGCTAAAACAGACGGAGAGACGCAAGGTGAATAATATTAAGCATGTTAATGCAGAGATAAAAGCTCACCCCGAAGCATATCGGTCACGAAAAGAATTCTCATCATTCGGTTTTGGTAGTGGACAAGTGACTGAAGGTAATAGACAACTTGCAAACAAACTTATCGAGCGTGCCGCACATGAAAAGGCTCTCAAGGCGGCACAAAGCGATTTACGTATCTTGGATGCCCGAGAACGCGAACTTACCAAACTCATAAATTCCGACGAGGGCTTACGCAAAGCGTTCTCCGATTTAACCATAAATGGCGGTGGCAATGGCGGTGGTAATGGTGGCAACGGTGGCAATGGCGGTGGTAATGGTGGCAATGGTGGTGGCAACAGCAATACCACTAAGACAGACCCAAAGAAAGAGAAGTACGACAAAGAGAGCTCTGCACTCAAGCATACGCTTGACACCGATGAACTGGCTCTCAAGCAGCAGCTCGAACGTAAAGAGATAGATGAAGACGAGTATGCTAAGCGAATGTATGAGAAGAAACAACAGTATTATGTTAAGCTTGTAGACCTTCAAACAAAGTACGACCAGGAAACAACACAAACACAGCAATCGATGGTAGATGCAGCTATCGCCGAGAGCAAACGACTTGTTGATGTTCAGGAGCGACAGATGACAGAGAGCCTTGACGCAAAAACGCGTGCATACAACGCAGAACAAATGTCTCTTCTCCAGCAACGCACACAAGGGTTGTTGACCGAAGAGGAATATAACGAGAAGCTAAAAGAGGCAGAGAGACAATATCACCAAGACCGTCTCGCCATCATTAAGGAGCACGGAGGCGATGAATACGACGAACAGAAGTGGTTACTCGACAAAGAACTGGAGGCTGTGCGCCAAAATGAAGAGGATAAGAAGAACGCACAAATGGAGGTGCTCGAGGCGCAATATGACAACGCCGATAGTGCAAGTGGCCAAATGGCAGCTGTGCAAGCCATGTACGAGCAACAGCTCATTACCTACGAGCAGTTCCAGGAGCGCATGACGGAGATAGCGCGAAACAAAGAAGAGGCACGCAAGGCTATTATGCAGCAGGCGTTCGATACGGTGAACACTATGTTGTCGGCAGCATCGTCATACTCGCAAGCGTGCTCAGATCTCGAAACGGCTCGTATCAATGCCAACTACGATAAACAGATAGAAGCTGCAGGCAACAACTCTGCAAAGAGAAAAAAACTTGAAGAGAAACGTGACAAAGAACTCGCTGCAGCAAAGAAAAAGGCTAACAAGCGAGCTATGGTTATACAGTTAGCTCAGGCTGTTGCATCAACAGCGATGGCTGCTATCAATGCCTATAGCTCCGCTGCGCAAGTTCCTTTCGTTGGTTATATTCTCGCCCCTATAGCTGCAGCTACAGCTGTTGCTGCTGGTATGCTACAAATAGCCACTATCAAAAAGCAGCAGCAGGCGCAGGAGGCTGGCTACTACGAGGGTGGCTTTACGGGCGGCTCGAGCTATCGACGCAAGGCGGGCATCGTGCACGAGGGCGAGTTCGTAGCTAACCACAATGCGGTGAACAACCCGCAGGTTCTGCCAGCTCTGCAGCTCATCGACGAGGCGCAGCGCAACAATACGGTTGGTTCGCTTACTGCAGCTGACATATCGCGCTCGCTCGGTCAGGGCGGTGCTACGGTGGTGTCTGCGCCATCGGTGACGGTCAACACCGACAACTCAGAGCTGAATGCTACCCTCGGCGAAGCTCGCGATGTTATCGACCAACTATCGCTGGTGCTCGCGCAGGGCATACATGCCAAGTGTTACATCGATGGCGATGATGGCATTGCCAAGAACCTCGACCACTATAAAAAATTAAATTCACGCACATAACATAAAATATAACATGATACACTGCACTTTAGACGGCAAGGTCGCCTATCCATCATCCTCTGAGAAGATAAAAATCACGTTGAACAACCCATACGTCCAAGACTCCGGCACGTACACGTACGACATCTCATTCCCGATGTCGATACACCAGAATGCTGTTGTCTTCAATAATATCCACCGCCTCGATGTCAGAAAACGCATATCGTCATTCGAGACCTGCGAACTCTACGCTGACAACAAACTTATAATATCCGGCAAAGGCACCGTCACGTCTGTCAACAATACTACCGTAAAGCTGCAAATCGTTGGCGGTGCTTCACGCATCAAGTTTAACTCGAAGTTCGAGAAACATTTTATAGACGAGATTGACTATCCATCACTCTACATTACAAAGGGCATAAATCGCTCGCACTATGATAAAATGGGCATTAGTAAAGTTCCCGTGAAAAATGGATTCGGTACTTTGATGATAGATCTTACCGACTATAATATGGTTGGTACTCCTGGCGTAGTCGCTTTTAATCCAATATTCGATGAGAAGACTGGCTACACATCAAATAATATCCTCAAATTCAAAGTGAAAAAATTCACTATAAATAACATTACGTACAAGGACAAGAGCATGGCACTTATGACATACTTAGCCGTGCAGCCTTACTTGTTTTACGTATTGAAACAAGTGCTCCAATACGAGGGCTATACACTCATACGCAATGATTTTGACTGCGAGCCATGGAATCGACTTATAGTCGCTTCTGCTCGTCGTACGGCTCTTATTAAACGTTCCCTGCCGCATTGGTCAGTTTACACCTTTATCGAGGAGGTGCAAAAATTGCTGAATGCCAGGTTTATTTTCGACGAAGTGAAGAAAACCGTTAGCATTCTGCCTTTCGATGAGGTGAATTCGAACTCTGCCATCACTTATGAGTGTCTCGACGAGTTTTCTTCAGAATATGATGAAGATGGGGTGAAATACCTTTCGACATCGAATATCGAGTACGAATTTGACCAATCTACAGCACGAGACTGGCGAGACTGCATACCTGTTTCTGTTTTCCGGGAGTTTACTACAAAAGAATACCCTTCGGTTGACGATATGCTTACTGCAGCTAATAAGATGATGACCAAAGAGCGCCGAACTACCATTTTTAAAGTCGGATGCGACTATTATGTTTGGGCTATTCTCTCAGATAAAACGGGGTCATTAGAACCCATAGGAAAACCAGGTTCGGCAATAAACACAGAGCAATGCGTACTCTGCGGTTTATTTAATCCGGTCATTCGTGATACAGAGAGTGATGATAGTATAGCATTAAAAATAAGTCCTGCAGCTATCGTTGAGGTTAAGGTTGACGCAAGACCCTCCCCCTATTCTCAGATAAGTGGCATTCACGTGTGCTTGGCTTCCGTACCGAACACCAATGACTTTTCTCTCGACAAAACTTCATCTTCTGACGACGACACTTACATTTCCGTACAAGATGCAATGGAGGGCAGCGATATAGAGAGCAACGACGCAGAGCCTGATGAAGGTCAGCTCCCCGTGATGTTCCAGGGTGTGAACGTGGTAAATATTGTTAAACGACAGACATGCTCGTATTCGTCAAGACTTGAAAACGAGGATACCCTTGCAAGGTTCCCAATTACACTCACTGATTATCGACGTTTCCCAGACTGGGTCGGCAGCGGTGAAACAGCTTCCCTTTCTCTCAATATTTTGCCTCGCCGAGGCTATCGCGACGAGGAAGGCAAGTGGCATTTCGGTAGCTGGGGAGCAGGGCCTGCGGTGGGGTATGATACGAAAATAAATATCGACACCCATAACCTCCACAATATCAAGTTCATCACTGATGAAATCCCCGACCCCTCAAAGATCTACATCTTCCGAAACCAAAAGTTTATCTGTCAAAAGATAGAAGTAGAGGTGGCTGATGGTACCGTGAACCGCGTGAAGACCGGCTACTTCTACAAGTGTTTATAAGTCGCCAACAAAGTGCTTTGTACTCTCGTGCGCCACCTTCGGACTCTTCAGATACCTATTGGTAACAGATATGTCCGAGTGTCGCGCTTGGTCGCGAGCTACGACAATGCCTTCGGCGTTGGCGAGGTCGCGAATTCCTGAGTCCTTCAGGCTATAGAACTGGTATGTGTCGGGGAAGCAGAGAGCTTTCCGGACACGTACCCATTCTTGCCTAAAGCGGTTCACCGCTATCTGCTCACTGCCCGGACGTATGTGCTTGCCAAAGAGATAGTCTTGCGATGGGTGGCTGAACACGCCCTGCTCAATCATCACCTTCAGTAATGTGTCGTTGAGTGCTACCGCCTGCTCCTTACCGTTCTTCGCCACCTCTGCAGGTATAGTTATGCACTGCTCCTTTATTGATATGTCGCCTATCTTGATGTGACGCAGCTCTTCTGGTCTGATAAAGGTGTAATACTCCATCAGGCAGGCGAGGTAGAACGCCGGACGCTTCTCCTTTGTGTACTCCTTCAATCTCCGCAGATCCTCGGGCTTGATGCTGTCGCGGAACTTCTCGGTCTCCTTCATCATCTTGATACTCTCAACGAAGTTCTCAGTGATGTACTGCCTATCCACAAGCCACGTGGCGAAGGTTGACAGCCATGTGCGATAGTTGTTGCGAGTCGTGGCAGACCGCTCCTTGTCGAACACAATGTAGTCAAGAAAATCAATGACAAGGAGTCGGTCAAACTGGTGTACATACTTTATGCAGGTCTTTGCCTCGTCGATGTAGGAGAGCAATACCGCCAAACGGCTGCGATAATCAGTAGCCGTCTTCGACTTTATCATACTCTTCTTCTCAGCAACCTTCAGATAATCGGTGTAGCGCTTCACCACGGCTTCCCATGTTGTGTAGCTACGTGCCTTATCATTATTGACAAATGGGTTCCAGCCGGCTGTGAGCTGCTGTGTGAGGTTAGTGATGAGCACGGTGGCGATGTGCTTACGCTCCTTTAGCTTGTAGCCATCGAGCATATATTTCTTGCGACGGAGCCCGTCAATAATGGGGTCATAAGCATAAAAGTCTACATACCAGTGTTTGCCAGTATGTAACCGCGGAAGAGTATATCCTACTATATCTCTTACAGATAAAAGTTTTTTCGCAGAAGTGTACATTTTTTTACATTGTTCGCCAGATGGCAACCAATGCTATTAAACAATCAGCGTCCGAGCTACCGTCCGAGTCTCCGCAACGCCCATAAACGAATTATGGTCGAAGTCCCTTTGTATAAAGGAATTTCGACCATTTGTAGTTGCGGAGGCAGGATTGAGCTGCTATTGCTGATATATTCTACCCTCTTGAGGCAATAGCTTTGGTTATACATTATTGCATTATTAATGGTCTCTATTCTGTCCATATTGCAGGACCATGTCAAGCCTCGCACCAAGTTCAGCATTGACATTTTTTAAATCTTCTATGCGCTGGTTCTTCTCCTCTATGAGCATTTTCAGAGCTTTTACCTCAGCCTTTAACGACGTCACATCGGTATTTACATAGCTACTATTAACCACATTATAGTGTCCGTTTATAGTGGTACGTCCGACGTACCGTCCGACTTTATTAAGATCTCCTCTATTGAACATCCTAAGACCTCAGCCATTCTCACTAATGTTGACACTTTGACATCTGGTCGAGCATCAAAGTATGTTATAGTATTGTGCGTCTTCGCTCCCCAAAGACTCTTGCTAAACTCACCAATACTAATACCTGCTCGCTCAAGCAGTTCTCTCACTCTTTCACTTTTTACCGTATTATTTTCGTACCTCATACTTAATAAAGGTTAAATCCTACTTTATTAAGGGTTAAAATCTCAATAAAGTAGGTATTAGTCCATTTTTTTGTTTATATCTTTGCAGCAAAGTTAGACACTAAAAACGACATAAACAAACAAATGGAACAGATTTTCAATTCATTGGCCCCGGAGGGTTACTTCGCTAACCTGACGAAAAAAGAGAAGGGTAAATTTCTCAGATACCTGATGGTTACATACGATTTGAACTATAACACCATCCGGCGTAAGCTATCTGGAGTCGCAGCTTACCAGCTTAACACTCTCGAGCGCATGGCTTGCACGGAGGCTATAAAAAAGGAGGACTTATGGCGATACTAAATTTTTTGGAGTTTTTCGTTACACCAGACGGCTTTGTTTACTACAAGAAGCCTGGCGAAGAGTCCAAGCGACTCACCAAGTTCAATACCGATATTGTTGACGAGCTGCACAATGTCATCAAGACGAGGTTCCCAGAGGGATACGCAGCACTTGCTAAGCTATATCGCCGTAATACCTTCAAAATGGTTGAACGTTTTATACGCTGCAACTTTGGCGAGCACGACCTACTGACTCAAGACATCGAGCACGATATCTTGCACTTTGAAGAGGTTCGATGCCCGCTACGCGGCATGTGTGAGTTCGAGCGAGTGATATGTCGCCCTAAGACAATGGTCAATCTCTCTAAATGCGAACGAGAGATAGCCGATCTATACCTTGAGGGGCTTACTTTTACGCAGATCGCCGAACGGCTCGGCAAAAATGCACATACTGTCAAAGTGCAGCTCATGCGCATCAAGGTCAAATGTGGCGTTAGTCATTGTCGCGATATCATTAGAGTCTTACGTCTTAACAACTACTAAGTGGTTCTGATCTGCGACACGTGCAAGCATAAGCGCAACTGCATTAACGGACGCTTTTGCCTAATTAAAAACAAATATGTTGAATACATTAATATAGAGAAATGCGAATATGATAACAATAGAACAATACATAAAGCATATCGATAATCTGAAGGAGATGGGGCTGCTATCTAAGGACTTTCGTGTCGTACAATACAAAGATGGCTGCCTTCTTGGTGTGAATGGCAAGTGTGAGGCTTTCGAGGAAGAGCCTTTCGACTTCAAGGACTATATATGGTGGATAGACGGTTACGCTTATCGCCCAGTATGTCGAGCACGAATGCAGCCCACTGTAGTTCTTGACGATGAAGGTACACTCGAACTCAGAGATACCCCATTTTTCAGTGCGTTTATCCCTTCGCTGAGCATCGATATAAAGATCCTCTGAAAACAATAATAAAGTGTGATATCGTGATTTTGTGGCAGCGATGCGTTGCCACTATCTTTGCAAAGCGAATAAAACCCAAGCGAAATGATTAGCGTAGAACAAATACTAAACGCAACAAATGGAGGCCTGGATATCATTCTATCCATATATCCGCAGGCGCGTGACTGCGTACACCAGAAGAACAAACACTTCTCCATACGCAACGAGCGCACGCCTTCAGCCTCCTTGCGACAATTCAATTCAAAAAAATATGGCGCGATATGGCAGGTCACAGACTTCGGCGGCGAAGGTCGTGGCGAAAATGCCATAGACATCTTTATGCGTGAGAATGGCTACGACCGCTCACGCTTCAACGAGGCTATACTGAAGCTGGCGGCACAGTTCGACATACGCGACGAACTCGACCGCTCTGTGAACCGTCCAGAGATTCGTCAGCGTGAAGCTCGTGCAGACGAAAAAGACGGTACACGTCCTTTCGAACTCAACGAGAAGTTTACTGAAGCTGAACTCAAGGCGCTCGGCCCAAAGGTGACACAAGACCATGTCGATGCACTTCATTGGCATTCTGTCAAATGGATAGCAAATGTCAAGGACCGTAAGGTGACGGTCAAGTATTCTACCGAGCACTATCCTATATTCATGCGCGAATGTGTTATCAAAGAGGCCGTGGGCGACCAGCCGGAAGAGAAGTTCTATAAGGTATATGAGCCTTACAACTGCGACAAAGGCTTCCGTTTCTCGTACACGCCTGCAGGTGCCAAGCCGCGCTTCTACATTAACGGGCTTGCGGAGCTCAAGAAGGCATATCGTGAGTTCAATGCCAAGGAGGAGAAAGATTGGTACGCAGCGCACGAGGACGGCAAACCGTACAAAGAACAGAAGCTGCCCGAAGCGGTTATCTGCTCCGGTGAACGCGACTCGCTTTGCTGCAAGTCCATGGGCTACTTTCCTCTATGGTTCAATTCTGAGACCTACCAGCTCTCTGTCGACGAGTATAAGGAGATAATGAAGTACGTCGAGGTGCTCTACAATATACCCGATATCGACGAGACAGGGCGACGCAAAGGTCGTGAGCTCGCGTTGCGCTTTATCGACATCCATACGGCATGGCTCCCGGACAAACTTCTGACTTACAAAGACAACCGCGGCAAGCCTCGCAAAGATTTGCGCGACTGGCTCGAAATACACAGCGAGCGCAAGGACTTCCGCAATCTGCTGAAGGTAGCCATGCCTGCCAAGTTCTGGGTACAGACTATCAACAAAGACGGCAGACCGAAGACAGAGGTTGACACAGCTTGCTTGTACAACTTCCTTCAGCTTAATGGTTTCTATGCCCTCCACGATGAGAACTCGGCTAACACTCAGTTTATACGCATCGAGGGCAACATCGTTAAGCGCGTTAACGTGAAGGAGGTGCGCGAGTTCATACGTCGGTGGGTGGTCGATAGATTCGAGGACCGCAATATCCTCAATCTTGTGCTGAATACTACCAAGCTATCACCTGCAGCTCTTGAGTCGCTCCAAGAGATAGACCTGAACTTTACCAACTATACGCCGAACTCGCAATACTTCTTCTTTCCGAATAAGACCATCGAGGTGTGCAAGCCGTCCGAGGCTATCCCTAATGGGCTCAAAGAGTACGATCCAGGCGCAGACGACTTACATAACTACGTCTGGGAGGAAGGCGTTATACCGCATCGATTCAAGTCACTACCAGATATGTTCAATATTAAGCAGACACAGACCACCGACGGACGCACACATCTCGATATCGAAGTCCTCAATGTTAAGAGCAACTTCTTCGGGTATCTCATCAACACCTCGCGACTATACTGGCGCGATGAGACCGAGACCCGCTTCGGCGAAGATAGAGTGGCTGCTGCTGCATATATCAAGGCGAACCCATTCCGCATCGACGGCGAAGGACTGCAGGCGAATGAGATAGCAGAGCAAAAACAAAACCTTATCAATAAAATTTTCACCTTCGGATACATGCTTCATCGATATAAGGACTTTGTCAGGGCATGGGCTCCATTGGCTATGGACAATAAGATAGGCGAGGAGGACGAATGCAATGGTCGTTCCGGAAAGTCTTTCTTCTTTAAGGTACTCTCATTTATGATGAATACCGTAAAACTATCCGGACGAAATCCGAAGCTCATGGATAATCCGCACGTGTTCGACCAGGTGAGCCAGTTTACGGACTTACTGCTCGTCGACGACTGCGACCGATATCTAAACCTCGGTCTATTCTACGACAACATCACGAGCGACATGACGGTGAACCCGAAGAACAACCGCTCATTTACCATCGGTTTCGACGAATCACCTAAGCTCGCATTCACGACCAATTACGTACCTCAAGACTTTGATCCATCCTCAGAGGCACGTTCGCTCTACATGGTGTTCTCCGATTGGTACCATCAAAAGACCGATGACAACGACTACCACGAAACAAGGACTATCCGAGATGACTTCAACAAGACACTCTATGCCTTCGACTACAGCGACGAGGAGTGGAATGCCGACCTTAACTTTTGGCTACAGTGCTGCCGGGTATATCTCGCACTAAAGGATACAGGCATCAAACCGCAGCCCCCAATGGGTAACATGGAGAAGCGCCATCTGAAGGCATCTATGGGTGCCAACTTCGAGGACTGGGCAGAAGGCTACTTCTCGCCCGATGGCGGTCACCTCGATGACTACATTGCACGCGACGAGGTGTTCAACGAGTATCAGCGCTTCTCCAATGTCAACCGCATCACCATGCAGGCGTTCACCAAACGTCTCAAGGCGTTTTGCAAACTGTGTCCGTGGATCGACTGCATGAATCCTCCGGAGCTATGCAACGCCGGTGGTCGCATCCAGAGAGCAGTGCAGGTCACTGCAGAGCTTCGCAAAACAAAGGATATGATATATATCCGCTCAATATCGCAGAACGCACGCCCTGACAGTCCGAAAGACCAAGAACTGACCTTCGACGATGCAGACGAGCGACCTTTCTAAACAAACAGACTAATCATTTCGCTTTAAATCTTCAATAGGGTGGCGGACTGCCAGGTAATATCACCTGTGTAGTCCGCCTTTTTCTTTGTCAGCACATTCCAACACCTGTAGCAGATTGTTCCATATTTCCGCAAATCTTTCAGACAGCCCCACCGGACTTGCCTTGCCTCTCCCCGACACCCCTCTCTTATTTTGTACAAAAACTTTGTGATTTTGTAACAGGTTGTTGCAAAAAGTATAGAATATATTGAAAATAATGGAGTTCCGCTTGTCACAAATTGTCACAAACCGCCGTCACAAAGTTGTCACAAAGTTTTTCAAGTTGTGACATGGTTTCCTCGCAAAAGTCGGTATAAAGTTTGTGATGACCTGTCACAAACTTGCAACACGAACTTGCAACACCACATCACTTTGATAATAAGTTACTTATCTTCACGTTGTCACACATCACATTGTCACAAAAAATTATTGCAAAATCATATCAGACGCACAGAAAACTCAGAGAACAAGGCGAAAAACAATAGCTAACAACTAAAAAACACCCTTATATAGTAGGATATTTGTTCTAAATTTCCTACTTTTGCAAGACACAACATGCTTAATCAAAAAATGGTACCAAACATGTCCAAATATCTTGTCTACCTCACTCTAAAACCTTTCATTGCTCAATGGCTGCGCCATCACTTCGGCGACCCTGTAGTATTCCCGGCTCAAAGCGCCGAGAATGCTTGCATCCGTCATTTTCTCACGCGCCAGCCTGGTTCGTTACCGCTAACACGTGGCGATGATGATGTTGCTATCTGCATCCCCGACTCAAAGCAGAAGCCGGTCGTAACCTACAACTACCTTTCTGGCAATGCCCGCAAGGCTGTTGCCGAGTGCATCGAGGACACATTCAGGCTCCAGCTTTGGCGCGATCTCGCCGACATCGAGCTGTGTCAGTGCACACTACTCTCTGCTGTTAGAGCGTGGTGCGAGGCTAACGGCATAGATGTCGAGTACGACTACACGCTAAAGATGCGTTTCCAACGTATGCGCAACTCCTACCTTAAGCATGGTATCGACCTCAGACGCAGATCTCGAGTGCGCGACAATAAAAACTGTTAAATATTCTATAAATCGCACGGATAAGATGCCCATTTTTGTTCGCGCCCGTTCGTCACTTATGTTCAACATATAAATATAGCTCTATATGAAGTCGATAAAGCTCGTTAAGTCTGTAGCTTATGCTTACAGCACCCAACTCGAAGGCTCGGTCCTCATCGCCAACCGCACCGTCCGCATCCCATCCAACATCTTGTGGCGCTCAATTTGTGTCAAAGATCATCCGTCTATGGTCTCGTCTACCAAGACAGATGACAAGAACAAGGTTATAACCACCACTTTGAAGTTCCTGACACCTGACGATTTGAATATCAAGCGCCGTCATCTGGTGTTCAAGGTGACACTCATCGACGATCGTCAGTTTCTTGTTGGCTCCTCTGAGCGACCTTACCCGTCTGTAGAAATCACCGAGAACTGCCCCGATGCTGTCAAAGATAACCAGCTCAACGAGGTCGTTGTAACACACAAATCTCACGAGATACCCCCATATATTAAGGTATAGCAGTATTTTGTACCACAGGCTTCTCAAGCTACCTTTGTCGTAAATACTTATTATATGAAATATCATCTCGTCATATCAGGCACTATTGGCAGTTGGTGGAACGGTTGTTCTGCCGACTATGTCCGTTATGTGCTCAATAAGAATAGTGGTAAAGAAGTGCATGTCGGCTTCTGCTCACTCGGCGGCTTCGTTAAAGATGGCTTGGAGATTAACCAGGCTTTCCGTGACCACGGCAACGTACACGCTCACGCCTTCGGCATGAACGCATCTATCAGCACTATCGCCATGCTTGGCTGCAAGACTATCGACATCGTCAAGGGCAGCTTCTTCCTTATCCACAACGTGTCCACTCTCATCTACAAGTACGAGCAGAGCAACAAGGAGCAGATTGATGCTTTCGTGCGCAAGCTTCAGGCGCAGCGCGACTCGCTCAAGAACTTCGACGACGTGCTCGCCTCTATGTACGCCGACAAGACCGGAAAGTCTGTCGATGAGTGTCTCGCCCAGATGAAGAAGGGCAACTGGCTCACCGCGCAGCAGGCTCTCGACTTCGGACTTGTCGATTCCATACGCGAAGACAAGGAGGCAGAGAAGGCTGCCAACGAGTTTACCGGACAATTTACAAACTCTTACAACATATCTCAATTTAAGGATGCAGGCATACCGCCACTACCTCAATCACTTGCCTCGGAAGACGCAGCAGCTCGTGTCGCGTCAGTGGTTGACGGTAGCGGCAATCCAACTCCGAGCTTCATCGAGAAGACGTGCGAAGGGCTCAAGAACCTCTTCCGTAACCAACACGCATCAAAAACTTCAAACAAAATGATTAAAATCTTTGCTTGCGTCATGGCATTGCTCAATGCCACTGACGGTTTCGCAACTAACGAGGATGGCAACATCACCCTCACCCAGGAGCAGATGAAGAGCATCGACGATCGTCTTCTGGAACTTGAAGAGAAAGACAAGACTAACGCAAAGGCGGTGTCTGAAGCCGGCAAGGCTGTCAAGGAACTCAAGGACCAGCTCGCCAAGGCCCAGAACGAGTCCAAGGATAAGGATGCTCAGATCGCAGCTCTCAAGGGCTCTGCTGGCACCACTACTGTTGATAATCCTGCCAACAGCGAGGAGAGCTTCACTGCGCAGGACGTGTTTAACCTTATTAAAGATGTATAATTATGGCTTCTGTTAAAGTAGGCAATATTACATTCGGTGCTGAAGAGCTCTCAACGACTTTTCAGACCTACCGTTCAGACTTCCTCATGATGCCACTTCTCGCTCTCGGTGCACTTGCAGAACATTGTTCTGTACGCACCGGCATCCGCTACCGCGAGACTGTTGGCGAGATGTCTGGCAATCTCGAACTCTCTAACTACCAGAAGACAAAGTATGAGGACGCAGCTGTAGATATTACACCGCGTGTCTTCCAGACTTTCTTCGGCAACGTGGTGGCAGGCATTGACCCCAACGCCATCTACCAGAGCATTTGGGGCTCTAACGTTACTAAGGGCGACGGCCTGAAGAACGTGCCTATCGTCGTTCAGATCTGCGCATACCTTGCCAAGAAACTTGGCGAGAATATGTTCATGAACGCCTTCACCGCTAAGCACGATCCCGCAGACTTCTCCAAGACTGCGAAGTGGTTCGACGGTTTCAAGACCGTCCTCGACAAGGATGCAGCCGGTACCAACGAGCTTCAGAAGGTGCTCATCTCGACAACTCTCGGCAACCTCGTAGAGGGTACTGATTCTATCACCAAGGACAACGCCGAAGACATCATCAAGGAGTTCTACTGGAGTGGTACCGATGCTGCCGCTGCCAAGCTGCGCTCGCAGCCACTCAAGCTCTTCCTCAGCGACCAGGCTTACCACTGCTACACCGAGTGCTATCAGGTCAACCACGGCTCGCTGCCGTACAACCAGAACTACGACAAGCGTACTCTTGAGGGCGCAAGCAACGTAGAACTCGTACCGCTTGCTAACGTTCCTGCCGACTTCATGCTGCTCACTCCGAAGTCTAACATCTTCCTCGTGTTCAACCAGCAGACCGAAGACGAGAAGTTCCTCGTTGAGAAGTCGCTGAAGAATCACTATGATGTAGACTTCATCGCCAACTACTTCTTCGGCACGCAGTTCCAGAGCGTATCGCCCGAGGTTCTGCGCTACTGGCGCAAGAAGGCCTGAACGAGGTCGCTAACATATTTGTTTAACATTAAAACTTATCATTTATGGCAAAATGTACTGGCGCCGCATCTATTTACGGCGATATCTGTTTCACACTGGGAGCGAAGTCGCTCCCTGGTGTACGTGGCTGGGTCTTCGGTATTGCTAAACGCGACATCTTAGGATGGCCAACCATCGGCTCGGAGACACCAAAAACGATGGACGCTGTCGCTAAGTATACCGGCGACTTCAAACTGGCTTCTGACAAGAAGTGGCACAAGATTGGTCTCATACCTAACGAATCGCAGCTGCAGGTCGAGTCTCAGGGCACTTATGGCTCTAAGACATTCAAAGTCACTGGCACCGCTGTCATTCCCGGCACCGAGGAAGCTGCCACCGGCTACATCTCTCTCGCCAACAACGACGAGATGGTCTACCTCTTCATCCAGCGCAACGGCAAGGCACGCATGGTGGGCAGCGAGGCGTTCTCTCCTGAGCTCACGCTCTCGCAGGACCTCGGCAAGGCTGCTACCGATACCAACTCTACAACAGTGCAGGCTGTTGCATCCGACGAGTATCCTGCTCCGTTCTACCCGGGCAAAATCGAGACCGAGGACGGCGACATCTCCGGTGCTACCGGCCTGCCGATTGTTGTCGCTGCATAGCGTTTTCTTTTTCGCGCAATAAATAGGTTTAAATTATTTAATTGGTTAACTCTGGGGCGGTCCTCACGATGGCGATCGTGGTGTCCGCCCTTTTAATTTGCTTTACAATGATAGATAAAAAACTCACAGAAGATATGCAGGCGTGGCTCAACGCCGAGAAGCACGACCGCGAGTCTGTTGCCCATGGTGCAGAGATGGTTCTGAAGCTCACGCGCAACATGTCGATGTATCAGACCATCATGCGCCGTCCGGAGCGTTTTGAGTCGAAGGTGCGCTACGAGCTTCAGAAGTTCTTGCCTATGCGCCTCGAGAACATGACTACTCAAGATGTCAAGTTACTCGATGCCGAACTTACTCCACAGATAGCAGCTGCCATCGAAGAGCAGGTTAAGTTCGAATCTGAGCACAAGGCTGAGGAGGACAACGACACTGAGGTTTCTGAGGATGGCTACCTTCCTGCTGCTTCCGGCATCCGTCCCGATCACGACGACCTTCCTGAGGATGTACGCAACATCTGGGCGGAGAATAAGGAGCGTTGGCTGAAGATAAAGAAGCTCTACAACACTCTGCTAACCTTCGAGCAGCCATGCGACCGCTACGAATATCTCAAGCAACTGAAGGACTTGTGGTACACCTACAAGAGCGAACTCGGACGTTATGACGGCTACGTCGCTCCTTCTGACGATGCTCAGGCTGAAGGCGAAGAGCCTACGCCTGCCGATATCGCTAAGAACATCGCCAATGCGCGCTCGTATATCACCAAGAACGTAGACCGCCTCGCAGAACTCCGCCGTCTGTCGCGCGAGTCCGACGATGCTACTAAGGAGCTCGACGAGTACAACAAACTGCTCACAAAGGTTCGAGCCCGTGTTACCGTGCTCAACGACAACAACGCCCCTATCGGTGACGATCTGAAGACGAAGCTCAATGAAGCAGGCTTATCCCTTCCGTCCGCTGAGTGACGTTTCCACTCAGTACCATCTCGGTACTGGGCTACACACGCTCGGCTTGCTCAGATGGATTCTGAAGCAGACCGGGCGTGCCGACGTTTACGTATCTACTTTCTCAACCTCCGACGCTTTCCTCTGCGGTTTCCTACGTCTGCGCCGGCGCAAGCTGATAGCCAACGCCACACTCGTAGCCGACCTTAAGGCTGCACGCAAGACGGTGCAGCTCTATCGGCTTATGCAGAGCTGTTTCGACCATGTGCATCTGGCGCAGAACCACTCAAAGATAATGCTTGTCAAGAACGAGAACTATCAGGTTGCTGTTATTAGTTCGCAGAACCAGACCTACGGCGACCGCGCCGAGTGCACAATGATCACTACAGACCCCAAGGCTTACTACTCGTTGCTTGTCGGTCTGAGAGGCATCGTCGACAAATCACTTGAGCTAAATGGATTATTCCAACGACTTACTGACAAAGATAGAAAACTATGCGCGGGAGATGATGACCCCGACGGAGATATCCGCCCTTTTGGGTATTGACGAGCGTGAGCTGTGCGACGACATAGCCACTGTTGGCTGTCCTGCACGCGCGGCTTATGTTCGTGGCGCATCAGCCACGGCGCTTGAGCTTCGCCGCACTCTTCACGATACGGCGCTTGCCGGCTCTCCTTATTCTATTCAGGAGTGTCAGCGTCTGCTTGCTGCCGCTCTTTCTGCTGTCACTTAGCATTCTCAACAACCAATACTATACATTATATATATGCTTCCAGTTAACCTCGATGAATATTCACGCTATGTCACCCTCGACGATGCTGAACTGCGTCAGCTCCGTGTCGCCGAGGGTGTATTGCTGCGTCTTCATCGCATACGCGGCATGTATGCCTATTGGTTGCAGTTCCCGTCAAAGGTTGACAACGACCTGGTGCAGTACGATATGGCTATGTTCAAGGTGTCGCGCTCTCTTGCTTACGAGGATCTGCATCTGGTCAAGGTGCTACTCGGCAATCTTCAGCAGACTACGAAGGAGTTCATGCGCTGGAAGATTAACAAGTCGCTCGAGCAGGACATCGCTGCAGCACGTCGCGCCGGCGACTTCCGGTCGGTGGCTGCGCTCTCTAAGGTGCTCGTGGCTAACAACCGCACCGACAAGGACGACGAACCCGACCTCGAATTCGACAAGATCGTGCCTCAGAACTTCGAGCCGACAGACGACCCTACGGTTCTCGGCATCGAGCGCATCCCTGACCTGCGTGGCAAGATACGTGCTCTCTACAAGCGCTACTCCAACACTATGATACAAGATGCTGATTTCGAGGAGATAAAAGAAGAGATAAAACCCGACGAAGATGAGTGATTGCATTGAACGACCAAACCTTCAGTATTTCAACGACGCGCAGTATTACGCACTCGCCATGAACACACGCGACGAGGTAATCGTTGCCGGACGCGGTGTGGGCAAGGGTGCTATTCAGGCGCGCCGTCTGCAGTCGTGCTTTCAGGGTATGCCCGGCTCCATGGGTGGCTTCGTGGCTCCGTCCGTCAAGCGTTGCCTGACCAATATCCTGCCCTCCATGCTCATCCACCTCGAGCGATGGGGCTTCAAGCGCGACCTACACTATGTCGTGGGTCGGCGACCGTGGAAGAAGCTCCACTGGAAGTCGCCTATCTTCACGCCGGCGAACTGGGAGAACACCATCAGCTTCTACAACGGCTCCGTCTGCAATGTCATCTCGCAGGACCGCTCGGGCACGTCCAACTCGATGTCGCTTGACTATCTCATCATCGACGAGGCGAAGTTCATCGACTTCGAGCAGCTCAAGGACGAGACATTCCAAGCTAACCGAGGCAACGAGATGTACTTCCGCCACTTCCCTCTGCATCATGGCATGACCATCACTTCCGATATGCCTATCACCAAGAAGGGCTCCTGGTTCCTCAACTACAAGGATAAGCAAGACCCAGAACTGGTGGAGGTCATCGAGGGGCTGGTCTACCAGATATGGAGACTGAAGCAGAAGCTGCTGAAGACTCCCGACAAGCACGAGCAGATCCAGCGACGCATAGACGAGTACAACAAGCAGCTGAACTTCTTTCGCTCGCAGTGTCTGCTATACCGCGAATATTCATCAATCGAGAACCTCGCACTCCTGGGCGAGGAGTTTATACGCCGTGCCAAGCGCGACCTCCCACCGCTCACCTTCGCCACGTCTATCATGTGCCAGCGTGTGAGCATATCGGCTGACGGCTTCTACGGAGGCATGAGCGAGACCGCCAACCTATACACGGCACCCAACGAGAGCGTGCTCAACCTGCACAACCTCGCCAACGCCGAGGGTGGTGCGCTGCCTAACGACTGCCGCATGGATGCCGACCGTAACGACAAGCTGCCGTTGCTGATAGCCTTCGACACTAACAACCTCATCAACTGGCTCGTCGTCGGTCAGGTGCAAGGCTCGAAGCTGCGCGTGCTCAAATCGTTCTTCGTCAAATACGAGCGCAAGATCCCTGAGCTGCTCGACGACTTCAATACGTACTACCACTATCATCGCCGTCGTCAGATAATCTTCTACTACGACTCTACCATGGTGGGCACCAACTGGGGCTTGCACTACAATGACCCTCATAAAGAGGTGGTGCGCACGCTGCGCTCCATGGGCTGGGCGGTGCGCGAGGCTTATCTCGGCAACCCGATGAACCACGTACAGAAGAACGCTCTCATCAATAATATGTTTCGCGGGCGTGCCCGTCTGCAGGTGCTCGTCAACCGCGACAACAACCCCGACCTGCTCATCTCCATCACCTCTGCCGGTGTGTACAACGGCAAGAAGGATAAGCGTGGAGAGAAGCTCGCAGAGACCGAGGAGGATAAGCTGGAGGCTCGTACTGACGGCTCCGATGCCTTCGACGTGCTCTGCATAGGCGCGGAGACCAAGCCGGTGTTCCAGGGCACCGGAGGCACAACCAACACATACGGTTAAAATCTCATTTCTCATTTATTTTTTGTTTATACTTTACACCGCTGGCGCGTGATGCGTCGGCGGTTTTTTGTTGGCAATTGCCAAACGTATTTCTATTAATGTAGATCCTTATCTACCTTTGCTTATGTAAAAATCTATTTATATGAGCAACAATATTGACAACATTGTAACACTTGCCGACATCTGCGAGGTCCTGCAGGGCAAGAACGTAGACAAAAAGAAAACTAACGACCAAGGCGAAGGCTTGCCTATTGTGGTGGGTGCCTCAGACCTTGTACAAGGCAGATTTGTACCTAAGCGATGGTGCAAAGAGAAAATTAACAACCCTGTCTTTTCTGAAGAGGGAGATATCCTGATTTCGGTGGTTGGCACGCTTGGCAAGATGGGGGTTAATGCCGATGGTCCAGCGGTGTTGTCTAAGCACGTTTGCGCATTGCGTCCTAAGCAAGGTGTGTCGCGCCAGTATCTTATGGCTGTTATATCACGCCTGCTACTCGATGCCATACCCGATACTGCAGACGATGTGGTACTCGGCTTTCAGAACAAGGTGGATATCGATGTGCTGAAGAAGATACGCTTCACGCTTCCGGCACTGTTCATCCAGGAGTGGTTGGTGTCGCGCCTTACCTCCATTGCCACTATGATACTTGCCTATAAGGGTAAGCAGGAGGATTTTCTGTCGTGCGACGGTATCATCTCTGTTATAGAAAAAGAGCGTAAGGAGCAGCGGGTGCACATGCGAGGGTTGTCTGAAAAACTGGGTAAGATTGCAGATATGCTTGAGAATCTTCCACCAGACAGCGACACGCTACAGATGATAGCTGATGCCCGTAGCGCATATTCAAGGCTTTTAAAAATTCAATAAACATATATAAACATGAAGATAGACAAATCTGTTGTGGAGGTGTTGAAGACCTCCGAGTTTGATGGTGGCCTTTTACGTCTGCCTGGGCAGCTGGAACGCAAGCTATACGAACGTGTAGCCAAGGTGCTGAAGAGTATCGGTGGCAAGTGGTCGAGTGCGAAGAAGGCATTTGTGTTCAAGGAGGATGTGGGCGACCTTGTTACATCCATAGCCGATACTGGTGAATTTACGCCCGAACGCCAAACATTCCAGTTCTTTCCCACTCCCGAAGCTCTTGCCCGTGAGATAGTAAAGGTCGCTGACATACGTGCAGGCGAACGCACCCTTGAGCCCTCTGCTGGCCAGGGTAACATTGCTCAGTTCATGCCTACACCCGACTGTATAGAACTCGACCCGAAGAATCGAGCCGTACTTATAGAGAAAGGCTTCCGTGTCGTTGGTGACGACTTTATGACGTTTGAGCCTTCTGAACCTTACGACGTGATTGTTATGAACCCACCGTTCTGCAAGCGACAAGATGCTTTGCATATTCTCAAGGCTATATCCATAGCCAAACGCAAGGTGGCAGCTATAGCCTCATATGCTGTTATGTGGCGTACTGACGGCCCGTACAAGGAATTGCGCGATGTTGTAGAGCATCTGGGTGGCCATATTAGCGAACTTCCCGACAAATCGTTTAAGGAGTCCGGCACGATGGTAAAGACCGCACTTGTAGTAGTGGAAAAAACTCTTTAGTTCTTTTTGTTGATTAGGTTATATTAGTGTAAGCCGCTGGCGCGAGATGCGTCGGCGGCTTTGTTTTTTTATTATTACTACAAAAAAGTGTAGTAAATATTTGTATAATACGAAAATTTGTAGTACCTTTGTAGTGTCTTAAAAAAAGTAATACAATATGAATAAAGAATTAACAGAAGAAGAGGCAGAACTGATAGAAGCTATCAGAGCCCACAAAAGAAGTTACCCGAATGGTCATCCTCAGTTGTTATGGTACGCACAAGAGCTGTTCGATGAGATGACATCAGTTAAGTAATTCTAACAAGGCAGCCCGAAAGGGCTGCCCTAACTAACACAATATGGAAAAGAACAAACAAGCAAAGGACAATACTGTTAAGCAACGCTTGCAGGACATTCTGCTGAGTGTATCATGGCGTGATATCGCCAATACTTATTTCGACCGCTCGGCTTCATGGTTGTATCATAAACTCGATGGAATCGATGGCAATGGTGGTGTCGGTGGGTTCACAGACAAGGAGAAGGAGCAGCTTCGTGGTGCTCTTGTCGACCTCAGCGACCGCTTACGCCGTGCTGCTGACAATATTTAGGCAGATGTTGTATTACATTTAAGACACAAGTCGTCCGTGCCTACGGATGCACTCAGCCTCGGCACTTCGGTGTCGGGGCTTTTTTGTTGGCAATTGTCAACCTCGCACCGTCTCGTCTTACCGCTGATGGGCGCAAAATCGACAAGCCAAAATCACATACTCGTCACAACCGCCAGCATATTCCGCTAAAGGCGAGGAAGGCAATTGCCAACTCGGCGCAGGGCGGTGTAGTGCTGCATAGACAGAAAGTCTTGCACCCTGCAAAATCGTAATGCTTAACTCGTTGATTTTTAAGCATTACGATTTTGCAGCTATGGAAAAGGTACGCGAAAACGCGCTCATTTTTCAATTCCGGGCTTCTTTTTATTGCGGAAAAGAAGCAAAAACGCTTGCGAAAACAAGTTTTCGAGTGGTATTCTCCGGTAGAGAATGCTATTTTTTACATCTTGCGCTATTCCGTTCGAGAGCATTTTTAGATGATTATTGTACATCGGGTGGAATGTCGTTTTTACTTCGCGAATTTACGGCGGACGGCTGCCACCCAAGCACCGATGCTCTAAAGTGACAGAATTTTTACAGCAGCCTTCCGACTTTTATTCCTACGGCTTCCTTCAAGAACTCGGTTTTCCATAAAATTTCAATCCCTTTTGCTTGTCCTCTCGCCTTGCTTCCACCGTCTTTTTGCGGCGTAAAAAGCGAAATTCGACCCGACGTGAATAAAAAAAACTCTCAAACGGGCTACAGATGAGATGTGTAAAAAGCTCTCTTCTTGCCTCTGAGAATAAATTTAAGGAGGACAAAA